CAAAATTGATTATTATATATATGTTGATGTTTTCAAAGACTTTATTAATCACGTTCCATATTACTTTGGGAACTTGGATATACCAATTAATGATAAATTATTTCAACAATACAAACCTTATTTTTTGTCATATTTTATTGAAAAGAATCCTGATTTTAAAAAACATGTAATTGCCGAGATAATTCCCAATGCTTATGATAAAGTAGTCGAATACTTTAGGTTCTTATTAAAAGAACACTTAGTAAATTTAATGTATAGCGTGTTATACTATGAGTGTGAAGGAATTATTACAAATTGCGTCAAAATGCAAACTACTGCAAAAGTGGGTAGGAGCGGNTGTGTGACCTGTCCGAGNTGNGGGTGGGGTTTGTGTGGGTAAGCGACTAAGGGCCCCATTTACGTGGTATGGAGGAAAACATTTTATGGTTAAAAAACTCTTGCCTTTAATACCGAAACACCACACGTATGTGGAGGTGTTTGGTGGTGCTGCCAACTTACTTTTAGCTAAAGATCCATCGCCAGTGGAGGTGTATAACGACATTGACAGTGGGCTAGTTAACTTCTTTAGGGTGCTAAGGGATAAAAATAAGTTTCAGAAATTTTACGAGCAGGTCGTGCTAATGCCTTACTCCCGAGAGGAGTACAATGAATGCCGAGAGACCTGGGACAAAGAAGAGGACGACGTGCAGATGGCAGTTAAATGGTTTGTGGTGGCAAGGCAGAGCTTTAGCGGCAAGTTCGGCAGCTCCTGGGGATATACTGTAACAAATTCAGTACGTGGAATGGCGAATTCTATAAGCAAGTACTGGGGAGCCATAGACATGTTACCTGAGGTTGCTGAGAGGTTGTTACGGGTTCAGATAGAGCACAACGATTTTAGAAAAATTCTTAAGGCGTACGATACCGAAAACACCTTCTTTTACTTAGATCCGCCATATGTGCTAGATACACGAACCGGCGCTGTGTATCGTTACGAGATGGCTTTAGAAGACCATCAGGAGTTAGTGGATATGCTGCTACACATTACGGGTAAAGCAATGCTATCGGGTTACGACCACGAAGTGTATAAGCCGTTAGAAGAAGCTGGGTGGACTAAATTGGTGTTTGAAGCTATGTGCATGGTTCCAGGAAGGACTAGAGCCACGAAGTACATCTGTAATGACAGCAATAAGCATAAACTTAAGCGTAAAGAGTGTGTTTGGCTAAATTACGTTCCTGCTCCACATAAGCAGATGGAGCTGCTGGGCGTAAAGTACGGGACGGAAAACAATGTTAATCCAGGTAATGGCACCGAGACACAAGGTGAATAGTATTATGAATTACGTCAAAATGCAAACTACGGCAAAAGTGGGTAGGAGCGGTTGCGTAACCTGCCCTAGCTGCGGGTGGGGTATGTGTGGCTAACGTGTCAATGGCATCATAAACGGGTCATAAAGGCGTCATATACGCCACAAAGGGGCCAAGTTTAGGAGGGGAGCATAGATGGATGTAAAAATTAGTGACATTAAGGTGGTAGGACGAAAGCGTGAACTTAACGAAGAAAAAATTAGGGATCTCGCTAACTCATTTAAGTTGTTGGGCCAATTGCAGCCTATCGTTATCAATCAAGATTACACATTGCTTGCTGGCTTGCACAGGTTGGAAGCAGCAAAGTTATTAGGCTGGGAAACAATTAAAGCAGAAGTTATCAGCGGTAGTCAATTAGAAGACGAACTAATTGAAATTGATGAAAACCTGATACGTAACGATTTAACCGTCCTTGAGCAAGCAGAACTATTGCAAAGAAGAAATGAAATCTTAAAGGAACTTGGATTAAGAGTTAAAAATGGAGACAACCAGTTTTCCACAGGCCGTCCAACGGTTGGACACCCTGTGGATAACACTAAAAATGGAGACGACCAATTATCCACAGATTACCCAATGGTTGAAAGACTTAAAACTACTTCTGATATAGCACAAGAAGTTGGTATATCTCGGAGTTCTTTATTTAATCGCTTGCAAATTGCACAAAATCTTGTACCTGAAGTAAAGGAGAAGATCCGCAATACTCCTATTGCAGACAGTACGACACAATTACTTGAACTTGCGAGGTTAAAGCCAGAAGAGCAAATAGAAGTGGCAAAACACCTTGAAAATAAGAAAACTGTTGCTGAAGCTATTCAGGAACACAGACGTGAGAAGATAAAAAAACAGCTTGAAGAAATCAGCGCTAAGCCAGTGAATCCAGTCACAAAAAAATACGATGTTATCGTTATCGATCCACCTTGGGAAATGAAAAAGATAGAACGTGATGTTGCACCAAATCAGGTAGAATTTGATTACCCTACAATGACCGTAGATGAGATAAAAAATATAGAATTGCCAGCAAAGGACGACTGCCATATTTGGCTTTGGACCACACAAAAATATTTGCCTGACGCTTTTCAAATTTTTGAACACTGGGGAGTAAAATATATTTGTACTTTTGTGTGGCATAAACAAGGAGGCTTTCAACCATTTGGACTCCCGCAATATAACTGCGAATTTATTTTATATGGAAGGAAAGGAACACCAGAATTTTTCGACCTAAAGGATTTTAAGGTATGTTTTGAAGCTCCACGGGCTGGGCATAGTGTCAAACCTGATTACTTCTATGAAATGGTTAAGCGTGTTACGGCTGGTAGTAGGTTAGATATGTTCGGAAGACGTCGTATTGATGGATTTGACAGCTGGGGGAAAGAAGCGCAATGAACACATTTGCAGAAAATAAAAAGTGGGAAGAAAAGCATTTTGCGGAGGCCAAGCTAATATTAGAAAGCCAACTAAGTAAAATTGTTAAAATTAGTCTTGCTACACCAGAAGAGGATATGACAATGGCTACTGATGCGAAGATAGTATTAACTGGCAGCAGTATTGCTTTACGGGTAAGAAGGGATACAGGATTTAGGGATTTTACTATTAGAGCATATAATCGTGGCAATAAAACAGAAATAGAAAAACTGCGCGAAGGATACTGCGATTGGTATTTGTACATGTGGACTGTAGATAATACTGTCAAAGACTGGATACTAGTTGACATGAATAAAATGAGACAGTCTGGATTGTTAGAAGAACAAAGAAATGTGAAAATGAATCGCGATAATTCTACTGGTTTTATCGCCTATTCCATCCAAGAGTTAGAGGCATACGGGCTTATTGTGGCAAAGCACATAAACGGGGATAGTAACACGAATGAAATTTGGACAATAAACTCAAATCGTTCTGATAATTAGCGTTATAACATCAAAGGGAAAGGGGACATTTACATCTATGAGTGATGACAAGTTTATATCAGCCGATAGTATGGAAATTGTGAACAGAGAAAGGAAACAAGAGATAATGAAGAGACAGAGTGCGCACGATTATGTTTTTTGCCCTGAATGTGGTTCACCAGTAATCCACGAAAGCGGCTGCGTAACCTGTCCTAACTGTGGGTGGGGTATGTGTGGNTAAGTGTAAAATATGTCTTATATTTGGCTCCTAGTGCTAAATGTGATAGAATATTCACAGAATGTGGCAGAACATAAAATACGGCAAAAGTGAGTATGAAAATACAAGGAGTGCTTAGGTGTGAATTCTGACATTTATGCCGCAGTAAGGAATAGAGCAAATGGACGCTGTGAGCTGTGTGGNAAGTTAACCAGCGATTTAGAGCTACATCACGTTGTGTCTGGTTACGGGAGACGCCAGCAGTACGAGAGCATTGACACATGCCTAATGCTATGCCATGAATGCCACGAGCAGGTACACAGAGATGCTAAGCTAAACAGAGCATTAAAGCTGTTAACTCAGGAGAGGTTACGGCGTGCTGGTAGAACTGAAGATGAGGTTAGACAGATAATGGGGGGCAGGTTGTTGTGATGCTCAATTCACAGGCCATAAAAGCAGTGAATAAAAGGGGGTGATAGAGTAAATGGGTAGGCAAAAGAAATTCACCGACAGCAAAAAAGAAACTTTTATTAACCGTATAGCGAACGGGGAGACGATAACTAATATATGTAAGGCCATGGGCATTGATAGTTCAACCTATCGTAAGGCACGCTTAGCTGATCCAGAGTTTGCACAAGCTGTAGATGAAGCTAAGAAGATGCGTCTGCATTTAGTAGAAGATGCTTTATTTCAATCCGCCATTAACGGTAACGTACTTGCTCAGAAATTCTACCTGGTTAACCGTGGCGGTGGCGAGTGGAGGGAGATGCACTACGTTACCCAAGATAGTAAAAGTGAGGTGACGGTAAGGTATGACGAAACGGCCGCCAAAAAAATCATCACTGACGAAGAAAGCAGAAAGCTTTTTAGCCAGCTGTTTGAACGAATACTTCTTAGCCAGGACGATGCCGCTGGGTCTGATGAAGCTGGAGATGGGGAGTAGGTATGTGCATAACTGGCATTTGAGGCTATTAAACGATAAATTGATGGACGTAGCTGAAGGAAAAATAACCCGGTTAATGGTATTCATGCCCCCAAGGCATGCTAAGAGTTCAGTAGTGTCGCATTACTTCGCAGCTTGGTTTTTAGGCAACAACCCAGATAAGAGAGTAATCCTTTCTAGTTATGAAGCCGATTTTGCAGCTTCGTGGGGTAGAAAGGTTAGAGATACCTTAGAACGCTATGGCCGGGACGTGTACGGGGTAAGCATTAGAGAAGATAACTCAGCTAGTAACCGGTGGGAGATAGATAAGTATGGTGGTGGTATGAACACAGCCGGCGTAGGTGGCAGTATTACAGGTAAAGGTGCAGACTTACTGATAATAGACGACCCAGTAAAAAATGCAGAAGAAGCAAACAGTAAAACGCTTAGGGATAAGGCCTGGGACTGGTACAAGTCTACGGCATACACCAGGTTAGAACCGGGGGGCAGGGTGATACTGATCCAGACTCGTTGGCATGAAGATGACCTCGCTGGTAGGATACTAAAAGAGATGCAAAGTGGTGGGGAGCAGTGGGAGCTAATATCGTTACCAGCAGTAGCTGAACAAGACGAGTACTACGAAGGCAAGCTAGTAAGGCACAAAGGAGAAGCGCTATGGCCTGCACGGTATGATGTAGATAAGCTTAAAGAAATAGAAAAAACGCTTGGATCGTATTGGTGGGCTGCTCTGTACCAGCAGAGGCCAGCGCCAGAGGAAGGATCCATGATTAAACGTAGCTGGTGGAAGTTTTATAAAGAGCTGCCTGGTGACATTGATGAGTACATACAAAGCTGGGACATGGCATTTACGGGTACAGATCAGAGCGACTATGTAGTAGGCCAAGTGTGGGCACGTAAGGGAGCCAATAAGTATTTAGTAGACCAGGTGAGAGATAAGTTAGACTTCCCAAGCACTATAGCGGCAGTAAAAGCACTGTCAGCAAAATACCCGCAAGCATATGCTAAGATAGTGGAAGATAAAGCAAATGGCCCAGCAGTTATCCAATATCTGAAAGATGAAATACCGGGATTAATACCTTACACTCCACAAGGCAGTAAAGTAGCACGGGTAGCAGCAGTCAGTGCTGAGATTGAAGCAGGCAATGTGTACGTGCCAGAAAATGCACCTTGGGTAAATGATTTTATAGAAGAATGTGCAGCATTCCCAAATGGATTACATGATGACCAGGTAGATGCCATGACACAGGCCTTAATTAGGCTCAGGGGAGAGCGAGTACAATTATGGTGAAAGGGGGTGGACAGGTGACATTCACTGAGAGGCTTAGATTATGGGGCAAAGCTACAGCTAATTTATTTACGGGTAGAGCTGGCGCAGATAATTTATTTACCGGATTATTTACTGGAGCGTACGGGCTACCGCCGGAGAGAGGTACAAAAGAGTTATTAGATGCGTACAATACAATGCCCTGGCTTCGGGCAGTTACAAATAAAGTGTCCCGTAGCGTGGCCAGCACGACCTGGCAGCTATATGTGGTTAGGCAGAATGGTAAAGCCATAAAGTCAGCTAAGCTTCAGAGAGCTGATTACACCACCAGAAGAAAAATATACGAAGGCTTAAAGAAGGAAGAAGTACTAGAAGAGATAGACCAGCACCCGTTACTGGACCTACTAGATAAGGCAAGTGAATACCTGACTGGATTTACTGCTAGGCAGTTAACGCAGATTTACCTGGATTTAGTAGGTGAAGCATTTTGGCTGCTTGAAAGAAACGGGTTAGGCGTACCGGTGGCGTACTGGATACTGCCGCCAGACTGGGTAATAGGCACTCCTACTCCTGAACATCCTAGCTATAAGGTTTCTTTTATAGGCTGGCAGGGGGAGATACCAGCAAGCGAAATTATTTGGTTTAATGACCCGAACCCGGTAAACCCGTACGCTAGGGGCAGTGGCACTGGTAGAGCTTTAGCAGACGAATTAGAAACTGACGAATACGCAGCCAAGCACGTAAAAAGCTGGTTCTTTAATAGGGCCAGGCCAGACGTAATAATTAGTGCTGATGGATTAAGCCCAGCAGACACAGCCCGGTTAGAAGAAGACTGGGTGCGTAAGAACCAGGGATTCTGGAGGGCTTATAAGCCTTATTTCTTATCTAAGAAGGTAGACGTACAGGCATTATCGCAGACGTTTGAAAACATGCAGCTAGTAGACCTGAGAAAATACGAACGGGACACCATACTGCAGGTGTTTGGTGTACCGCCCGAAATAGTAGGAGTAATAGAAAATTCTAACAGGGCAACGATTGAAGCTGCAGATTATCTGTTTGCTAAATGGGTGCTGGTGCCTAGGCTTGAGTTTTTACGTAACATCTTTCAGGAAAAGCTAGTGCCACAATTTGATGACAGGCTAGTAATAGACTATGAATCACCGGTAACTGAAGACAGAGAATTTATTTTAAGGGCAGCACAGTCAGCGCCCTGGAGCTTAACTGTAGATGAGTGGCGTGAGCTTCAGGGATTAGAACCTTTACCCGATGATAAGGGCCAGGTATACATGCTCCCGTTTAATTTATACCCATCTCCCAGCTTAGGTGGGTCTGCTGAACCGGCAGAAGAATTAGTTAGCCAGGAGCCAGCACCACCAGCGAGCCAGGAAACTGGACAGCCCGAAACAGAAGAACCAGAGAAGCAGCAAAAGACAGCTAAGCAGTTTAACGAAGATGATATTAAAAAGCTAATTAAGCTGGTTAGTGAGCAGGTGCTAATAGACCGGATGAAGCCAATCTACGCTCAGGTAGTAGAAGCGTTCGGGCAGCAGGCCATTGATGACATAGGCATAGAGGGCCGGTTTGACTTGCTAGACCCAAGAGTAATACACTTCTTAGATACTGAAGCTGCACAGTACGTGAAGGGCATAAACCAGACTACCAGGCGCCGGTTACAGGATACACTGATTGAAGGAGTTAAAAACGGGGAGAGCATCCCGAAACTGATGGACAGGGTGTCTAGTGTGTTTACTGAAGCAAAGACCTGGAGAGCTGAAGCCATAGCTAGGACTGAAACAGTCAGGGCATCTAACTTCGGCGGGTACGAAGGCATGAAGCAGGTAGGCATAGAAATGAAGGAGTGGTTGGCTACACGGGATGAACGGGTAAGAGAAAGCCACTTAGAAATTGACGGTCAGATCGTGCCTATAGACGAGCCATTTATTTTAGGCAGTGGTGCTGAAGCCATGTACCCAGGAGATAGTGGAGAGCCAGAAGAAGACATTAACTGCAGGTGCACTGTGGCTCCGGTATTTGAAGGCAAGAGCATGTACGGCACAGAGGAGCTGCGAACGAAGGCCTGGACAAAGTATGAAAATACACGTATACCCTGGGAGCGTAAGATGAGTGCAGCTGTTAAAAAGGCGTTCCAGGAGCAGCAAAACGCTGTTTTAGAAGAACTAAAGAAACTTTCATAAGGGGGTGGAACAGTGGACGAAATAGTAATGAACATTGAGGAATTTAAGCAGAAGGTATTTAGTAATGAACCAGTAAACGAAGTTATAGTCAGAAAGCAGTTTAATGCTGAAGTAAAGCAGTTAGAAGAAGAGCTGACACTGGACTTTACAATTAGTACTGGTAGCGTGGACAGGGACGGGGACAAGATTAACCCAGCTGGCTGGAAGGTGGACAATTACATGAAGAACCCGGTAGTACTATTCGCACATGACTATAAGAGCTTGCCGGTAGCAAATGCTACAGCTATATGGGTAGAAGGCAACGCATTAAGGGCACGGGCGAAGTTTACTCCAGAGGAGCTGTACCCGTTTGGTTACATGGTTTATAGATTTTATAGAGATGGCTTCATGAAGGCTACTTCAGTCGGCTTTAACCCGATTAAGTGGGAGCCCAGTAAGGACAGAAAAGAAGGCATAGACTTTGAAGAACAGGAGCTATTAGAATTTTCGTGCGTGCCAGTGCCAGCTAACCCTGAAGCTTTAGTGGTAGCTAAGAGTAAGGGTATAAACGTGACACCACTAAAAGAGTGGGCTGAACGCATCTTAGATGAGTGGTCAGAAGACGAAGATGGCATTCTTATCCCGAAGAGTAACGTGGAGCAGATTTATAAATTGCTTAATGGTAAAAGAATATACACCTTACAGAAGGNAGGTGCTGAGGTGAACAAAGGAGTAATCACGTACGGGCAGGCACATCCAGATGGCACTCCTAAAGCTCCAGAAGATGAAGAGTGGGATGCAGCCAGGGAGGTAGCAGAAGCTGATGTAGAAG